TTTGTTGTCTCAGGACCACCTAAGGGATATGGAGCTACTCTTCCTAAAAAAACTAAACCAGCAGTTTGTGTTCCAGCTCCTGATCTACCATCAGCAGTTGTATTAAAATTCCCACTTGTAGACCAAGCTGCTGCTTGATAACCTTGAACCTTAGCAGTATTTGAAGTCGTGTTATACCACACTTGACCTTCTGTTACTGGACTAGGATCTGATACAAGGTTTTGTACCTTCTGTCCGTTTATGTCGTAATAAGTTGCCACTTATATTATTCCTCTAATGTTATATCTTCTGGTCTAGAAATATTTTCAAAACCAACTGATGGTGCTTTTTGTTCTGCAGGTAATGCATCCCAATCAGCTTGTGCTTGAGTTATTTCCGCATCAACAATCGCTTGTGCTTCAGATAAAGTTTTGTGAGTGCCATTTACTCTAGAAACCCATCCATTAGCATCTTGATTGTGAGCATCTACTCTCCACACTTCACCAGGAAAACCTCTAAATCCAAGTTTTACTGCATCGTTGTGCGTAATGAAACCTTTTCCCCAGTTTTCTGCTACGCAGTATTGATATGTTTTATGTGCCATAGTTTTTCCTCCTTAATTAAGTTGTTGTTAATGTTTGTGTTGTTGCTGATCCTGCACCTGTAAATTCTTCAGTTGCAGTAGTATTTGGTGTTCCTCCTATTGATAACCCTACAGTTGAAGTTCCTGCTCCTCCTGTTGAATTTCTTGGAGTGCTTAAACCACCTTGCGCTGTCCAAGCTGAACCATCCCACGAAGCTGCTGTTCCTAGATGCCACGCTAAAGTTGCATCCTGTGTAAGACCTGTTGATCCCATTCCAGAATTAGGTGCTGATGGATATGAAGTTGCAGTAGTCCATGATGAACCATTGTATTCTTCGTTAGCAACATTTGAACTTCCACCAACAGCTAAAGCTGTTGTAACTGTTCCTGATCCGCCACCACCATTTCTACCTGTGTTTAAATTTCCACCACCTGTCCAAGCTGATCCATCCCATTCTTCTGTTAGATTTGTTGGACCCGGTATAGGTTCTGCAAAACCACCAAAAATTGCAGTTGCAGTTTGTGTTCCTGCTGCAGCCATCATTGCATTACTCTGTCTATTAGAATGCGATGTTCCTGCACTCCAAGATGTACCATCCCATTCTTTTACATCAGTATAAGCAGCAGGTGTTCCACCACCACCTTGAAAAGAAGATGCTATTCCTGAACCTGTAGTTCCTGCACCACGAGCACCTTGTCCACTAGTAGTTAAAGCACCTGTTGGATTAGTTGCTGTCCATGATGTACCATCATAACTTACTGATTGTTGTGTTGTGTTTCCACCTCCCCCTGGTATTTCTCCATTAAAAGCTAAAGCTGCTGTTTGTGACCCAAAACTACCCATAGTATTAGTAGCAGTTGGTAAACTTCCCCCTGTTGACCAAGCTCCCGAACTTGTAACTGTTTCTAACTTAAAAACATTATTAGCATTGTCGTACCAAATTTGTCCTTTGATTGTTCCTGTATTAGAGGCTAACGACTGAACAGCCGTTCCTTGAATTTCTTTATAAGTAGTCATGACTATTTAGCCTTTAACAACCAACCTTGAGTTCCATCTGTATAGACCAAAGTATTAGCTGCTCTTTCTACTGAAACTGTTAAACTTGCTGCAACACCTTGAATTTTTTCAGATCCATCGGGTGCAACTGTTAAAGTATTAGTGTCAAATGTTCCTGCATAATCTATAAAAGATATTTCATCACCTAAAGTTCCTGCTGGTAAAGTTAAGGTAAATGCGGCACTTGTTGTATCACAAAAATACCCTTCTCCAGCTACTGCTGTAAATCCAGAAGTTTTAACTGCAACCCATGCCGTTCCACCAGAGTTATCTACAAAAGATAAATTACCTGAGCCGTCTGTTACTAAAATTTGGTCCGCTGTACCTGTTGCTGCTGGTAATGTTAAGGTATAAGAACTTGAAACTGTTGCCGCAGATTTTAAACCTACATAAGCTGAATCATCTGCATCTGATAATCTTAATTCTTTTTCTGAATTAATTATTAATCCTGTTCCTGCAGTCCATACTAAATCTGCATCATCTTCTAATGCACCGCTTGTACCTGCTATAGTTACACGAGTAGCTGTTAAATCAGTTACTTTAGCACTCGCCATTGTTGTGTCAGTACCATCAAAAATTAAATTAGCTGAACCTGCAAAAGCGCCTGCACTATTATACTGAACTTGAGTATTAGAACCAGCTGCTGAAGTCGCTGCTCCAAGACCGGTATCATAACAGCCAGTGTTAGTTGCAACACCATCAAAATAAACAATCTTATAATCTTTCTCAGTAGCACCCCACGTAACCGTGGCTCCCGAGCCAGAGACTGCTTTTAATTGTACTGTGTAAGCACCGGATGTACTATTTTTAATAATGTAAAAAGTTTCTGCAAGAAGAGGTACAGTTACAATTTTATTTCCTGTAATTGTTTCTGCTGATACGGCTCCTAAAATAATAACTCTATTCTGAGCGGCACCTGTTAAAGCTCCATCATCTATTTCTAAAGGTGTAGTATTAGCTCCAGTACCACCAGCATTTAAAGTTTGAATTGTATAACCACCGGTTAACTGTTCAATTAAGCTTAAATTTGTGTTAGTTTTCGTTCCCCAAGTACCAGCATTTTCGCCAGTTGCCATTAACTCTAGGCCAAGATCCGTATATGTTGATGCCATAAATTTTGTTCTCCTAATAAACCTTTAATTTATATTTTATATAAAGTCAATGACGTTATATACTATTAACGTCACTATAACTAGCACTTTGCGTTGCTGTTACATCACTATAACCGGCGCTTTGTGTTGCTGTAACATCTCCATATCCTAAAGGTGCTACATTTCCTACACTAACAGTTGCTGATAGCCCAGTCAAGCCCATTACATCAGCAGGAGTAATTACTCCAACTGTTGACGTTAAAGATAGTCCAGTTAATCCCATTACATCAGCTGGTGCTAATGTTCCCACTGCAGAAGTTAAAGATAATCCTATAGGTTGAACTGTTGGATTAGATGTAACAGTTACACCCCCTACAGCACCTAATGCTGAAAGTCCTGTTAATGATTCTGTATAATCTCCTCTAGCAACTGGAGAACCTACTGCAGTCGTTAATGCAAGTCCTGTTAATGGAATTCCCACTCCAACAATAATTGAACCTGCTGCAGTTGTTGCAGCTTGACCAGATAAAGTAAATGTAGAGTCGATGGTAAAACCTAAAGATCCAACTGCTCCTGTTGCAGAAAGTCCTGTTAATCCCATTACATCTGCAGGTAAAAGGGTACCCACTGAAGATGTTGCAGAAAGTCCTGTTAATGTTTCTGTTGCAGCTTCAACACTACCCCAACCATTTTCTCCATAATCTAAAGTTCCCCAACCGGGATAACGAATAATGTTTAATGAGCCTACTGCTGTTGTTGCTGAAACTCCAGTAATTGGAACTAGAAGACCAGATTGCCCCCAGTTCTCAACTCCCCATGTATCAGAACCCCAACCTAATTCATTGAAAGGTATAACTGTTCCGAGTGATGTTGTTGTAGATTGTCCTGTTAAAGATATTGTAACGGTTTCTAGATCACCCCAAGAGTTTTGTCCCCAGAGTGTACCAGCTGCGTTCCAAGTATTAGCCATAAGGAACTACTCCTTATGCTATACCGATAATAGCTGTTCCTGCAGAAGCTGCTGGAAATTCAATTGTGAAAGTTCCACTTGTTACAGTTTTATTTCCACCAAAATCTATTGCACAAACTGCTGGATCACCAACTGCTGTGTCATTAAAAATTAAACATCCTCTAGCTGTAAAAGAAGCTGAACTCCATGAAGAATTAGCAAAATCACATACCGCTGTATCAGTTGATAAAACTGGTGTCACACTTGTAAGTGCGTTTCCTTTTGCAGAATAAGCTGAACCTGAAGCATTTGTAATTTCATTACTTGAACTATAAGCTGTTGTTGATTTACTTAAAGTTGCACTATCTGTATACAAAGCTAAGTTAAAAGTGTCTCCTGAAGACGCAGTAAAATTGTGCGTACCTGTTAAAATTTCTACTTTGAATGAATTACATATTGCCGATGTTATTGCCATAATTTTTTATCTCCTAGTTATTGAGGTGGTGACTCGATTGCAATTCTTATTGTACCATCTGAGTAATCATCTCTTCTTCTTCTACCAATCTGCATTGCTGCAAACTTTTGTAATTCATTAGTATACTTTTGTTCATATAATGTCAACATGTCTGTTGGTCCTTTTAAGAAGGCAAATGCTTCTAGTAAACAAGCATAGAGTAGCCCTTGAGGGAAGTAATTACTAATATACGTTGTAGAATTACCATCGGCTCCTGAACCAAGGCCCACGGGCATTTTGTTATAATATATTCTAAAATTGTAATTAACATCGGGTGTAGGGGCTAAATAAATGGAACCTGAGTCTGTATCACTTAATCCTGTTGCTCCACCAAACATAGAGTAATATTTAGGGATTCCTGTTACATCTTGAGCTGTAGCAGAACCTTCTGGTCCTGTTAATCTACCAACGTATTCAGATAAAAAAGTTTGATCACGTCTCTCTAACCAAAAACCCTGTTCTGTAGTATTAGATGCATTAAATACTTCTACACCTCTTACAAATAAAGCTCCTGCCGGTACTCTAATATTATTTACATCAGCTGCCATTGTTCCTTCTTGAACAAATCTATCTGAATCCATAGGTATGTCTAAATTAATTCTGTGTTGAGCGGCCATAATAAAACCATCAACAATAGTTTCTGTAAATACATTAGCATCAACTTCACTATAATCTCTTATAGCTGTTACTAATGTACTATATGTGTAATGTGATAGTCCTGCCATAATTAACCTTTATCATTAACGGGTCCAATTGTACACTGAAAACCGCCACCTGTTACTGTTGTAGTTGCATTAGAAATTAAAGCAACTGTTAAAGAATTGTATTCTGTTACTGTTGAAGGTTGTGCACCTGTTTGAACAGTTGTTGCAACAGCTGTTGCTAAATAAGATCCATAAACTTTTGCTGCCGTAGCGTGTGTTCCTGCAGTTGTAGCTGGAGGTGTATTTCCTCTATAAGGTGCTGCTGTTCCTCTAGTACATCCTGTTAAATCATTTCCTGATTTTCCTGTGTATTGAATAGTTTCATTTTCATAAGCTCCCGATGTACTATTTACTTTTTCAATAACAATATATCCAGCTGTTGGAAATTCAGTTGCATTAGTTAAAGTAATTGTTGTATCGACAGCAGTAAGTGTTTCATTTAGAGTTGTAGCTAATTCAAGTATAGAAATTACAACACCTCCAACATCTTGTTTAACTGCTTGAAATCTTACATAAGATGTTCCGGCATTTAAACCATTTGAAGGAAATGAAATACTAACATTTGTACTTGAAGCTGTAGTTGTAAAAGGATTATTAGGTAAAATATCTTGGACTGCAAATTCTGTTCTTGCAGGCCTTACATTTAATAAAGCTTGTGGATCTGCTCCTACTGGATGAGGTTTTAATTGAGGTTGTTTAATTTCAAATTCAGAAGTATGAACCAAGGCTCCTGTCCATTCTTTTACCATCTCTCGATAAGGGAACGCGGCCCCTGATCTATCTGAGATAGAGAGTGCTCTACTTCCTTTTGCAAATCTAGCCATAATTAAACTCCTGGGTAATATGCTTTAGGAGTAATAAATGTACTAGCTGGTGAACCATCTTCTGATAAAGCTCTAGCAAATTCATCCTCATATAACAATTTCATTTCTTGTGTTCTTTGTGGTGAAAATTTCATAGATAAATAATAAGCTAATCCTGAAACCATACATGGAATAAATCTATAAGGTGTATCAGTTGCATTACTATAAGCTCCCACATCTTGAATTCTTTTTACATAATAAATGTTTAAATAATTACTGGCTGCAGTTGAGTTAGGTAAAGGATAAACAGTTAATGTAACTTTATCAATAAATCTTTGAATCCAGAATTGAGAAGGAGTTCCAGCAGAAGCTTTATTTGCGGTTGCAGCATAAGCGTCTCTTGCAACTTTAGTTAAACCAGTATCTGATTGAGAAGTAGTATTATAATTTTGTCTATAGTTAACATTTAAAATATCAGTAATACCATAAACATTTGTTGTTGGCACAGTTGTTGCTTGAGGTGAAGCTGCTGCTGCCGCTGCACTATCGGTTGAGTTTCTATAAAATGTATATGTTCCAGCACCTTCGTCTGTTGCATTTACATCAGTAGAAGAGCCTACTATTAAATTAATATTAGTATTTCCAACTTCCCAAAAATGAGCACCTCTATTACCCCATTCTTGAAATAATATATTTAAAGATCTTCTAGCTGTTTTAAGTTGGTGTCCAGCAGTTCCAACTAAACCAATACGCTCGTAAGCATCTTGTATAATTTCATCGATTGAAAAGTCCTGATCAAATTGATAAGCACCTGAAGTTGTATTAGACATTTAATACTCCTTTAAAATGTTCCTATAATATAAAAGAAATCACAATTAGTTACATCTACATATAAACCTGTATCAGCATAAATTCCCGCACCTGGTAAATTAAATTCAACAGTTTCATTAGCGTTTGCTGCAAATTTTCCATGATAAATTAATGCAGACGCTGTTTTAGCATCTCCAATTTCATTATATATTTTTACTTCTGCATCCGCCGCTGAAGATTGTGCAAAAATACTCATAATATTGCATTTAGTAATATCAGCTGCCGATCCATTAACAAGTGCTTGAACTTGTCCATCTGCGGTTAGTACTACTGATTGTTTAACTTTTGATGTTATTGACATATTTTTTTCTCCTTAAAATTTTGTAGGAGCCCCGAAGGGCTCCATTAATTATTTATTATACTTCTTTTGCCCAAACACCTTGAGCGTCTACTACTGTCCAAAAGTCAGTTGAGTTTAAAGATGCAATAGTAACAAAGTCACCTACTTTAGATGTAGCTTTTGTATTAATAAGATCTTTAGCGTCTGTCAAAGATCCAGCATACAAAACACCATCTGCTGCGGCAGGACTAATTGTAAAAGTGTTAACACCATCTTGTGCAGTATTTACAAATGTAATTACTCTTCCGATTGAGATTGCAGGTAAAGTAAAAACAACACCATCAGTTTTTGATGTAAGTGTTTTTCCTGAATCACCGTTTACTACAGTATAGCTAGATTCTTTTTTTTCAATATTAAATCCAGTTACACCTGCTTCATTAATTTTCCCTTGAAGTACGGGTCCTCTAAATAGAGTTGTTGCCATGATATATTCTCCTAGTTATTATGAATACTGTCTCTAGGCCGTCCACTATATTAGGTCAGCATTCAATTAATTTATTATATAGTAAGTAAGTAGTACACTAGATTTGAATAGAGTGCAAGAGATCCTACGGTAAAAATGCGATTTACGCGATGTAGCTTTTGTCTAAGTAGCTACAGAAACTTGTGGAGCAGCAGCTTCTACGCTGTTTTGTAAGTGAGCAATCCTAGCTTCTTCAAGCTTTATGTCAGTAATGACCTTTTTAATCGTGTCATCTATCCTAACCATGTCAAGAGTATATCTGTTATTATCCAGATGCTCCTGTTGCCACTTCAACTCCAAGGACCTTTTTTGTTGGTACAGGTCTTGTATCATTGATAACCTCTTCATAAGTTATTCTATTTAATCCCGAATGGTAACTATTTCCGAGATATTCCCAAACTATACCCTTTTCTCCTAGTTTGTCAAGTATAACCTTTTCAACATTTTCAGCTGTATCTTCATCATGTTCAATATTAAATTTAGCATGGTGATCGTAGGCCCAGATATTGATTAAAGTTTTTTTCATAAGTTTTTCTTTCTACTATTTAAATGTGGCGGAATTGTGTCCCGCCACAAAATTATTTACTGATTACGCACCTTCGCAGCCGAAGATACCTCTAAAGTCTGAAACGCCGAAAGCGTATCTTTCTCTAGCTTTGTATCTAACATTGCCTGTATCGAAGTCCCCTTCCATTGACGTAGTCAACGGAGTTCTTGAGAACATCTTCATACCATTTGGAACGTCTGTCGTAATGTACCAAGAATCAGCATCAGTTAAAAAGTTATTAACTCTGTAACCTTGTGGGATCATTCCCATACTGTTGATTGCATTGATGTCATTATCAGCTGTTTGAGTTCTACCTTGAGACTTCATAAGTCTTTCAGCATTGAACTGATTCGCAGAAGGAATTATCATTTTAACTCCTTTTGCAGCTATTCTCAAACCTCTTTCATCAGTCATCGCAGCGATATCAATCAATGCTTGTTCTAATGAAGTTTCGTTTAAGTCCGCTTGAGTTGTTAAAGTGTTTTTTACTGTACCCGCGATAGTTGGGTGAATAGTACTAAACAAGTTTTTGCCATCACCTGATTTAAATGCTGATGTACCAGTTATTGCTGGTAGACCATTATTTAAAGGGTTAGCGCCTTTAACTTCTTTTGCGTTAGACATAGATCTTGCTAGTGCTTTTGTGTATCTAGAAGAAAGTCTGTCATAAAGGTTGTCCTCTATTGCTTCTTCTGTGATAGCGAAAGCTAGCGCGATCGTTTCCATAGTGTATCTTGCAGTATAAGTTTCTTGTGCATCATCGTATGATACGCCTTGACCTTCTGCTTTTACATCTGCGTTAGCGAAACCAGATAACATTACTTCCTCTTCGAAAGCTCTGTCTGATGATTCCGTAGTATAAATTTCAGCATGCTGATTTTCATACTTTTTGTATTCAAGCCCGAATAGTGCATTCAAACCTGGTTCTAGTTCTTTAACTAGTTGTGCTCTTGATATTGCCATGTTTTTATACTCCTATTATTGCCATGTTACAGCGTTGTCTAAGTACTGGTTAAGATTCTGACAAACAACAACGCTTCTATTCGCCGCGTTCTCATTATTTTCAGGATCTTCCGCCGATCTTAGTAATCGCCATTGATTTGCTGTGTCCGATACTCCCGCTACTAATAGCTTCGAACTTGACTGACCAGAAATTTCTGATCCTGCTGCAGTTACAGTCATACCATATGTTTTACCATAAGCTGATTGTGCTACTGCACCATCCACACAAACTGTAAACAGTTGTAGAGGGTTGTCAATTACGAAAGCCGTAACGTCTTCACTATCTGCCGGTGTAATCGGTTGATTATACCAGTTCGCCCATGTAGGTTTTTGAGTCGTTGATGCATTATAAAAAATGCCGTTCAAAATCCCTATAGAGCTGTCTGTTATAGCCGCTTGTGCAGTTTTGATATATCCAACTTTGCTCTGTACTACAGAACCTTGGAATAAATCAACAGCATACCCAGCGTCTATGTAGTATTTGCCTTGACCGCCAGCAGCGTCAGTTGAACCAACGGTACCTTGAGCTATAAGACCAAATCCTACAGTGTTTCTATTTGCCATAGTTATTTTCTCCTTATGTGACCTATCCTTGCGGATCTCCAGTCACGGTTAATGTTATCGTTGGAGAAAGAAATATTATTTCTTTGTACCACCGAAGTTTTTGCTAGAATGCTCATACTTCATGGGCATTCTTTTATCCTGATCCTTCAGTAAGTCGTTTTCTAAAGCTTCGTTTTGTCCTTCAGTTTGTCTTTGCTGATAGGCAACACGGCTTTGTGCGAGTTCTTCCGGTATCCTTGCCAGGAGAAGGCCACCTACTCCAATGACTCCAGCGTATTTTCCGTCTAAGACAGTAGGGTAAGAATCCGAATCATATTCGTCAGCTCTCACTAACTCATAACCAGATCTCAATCTACCGTGAATACTTTTGGTATCATTGAAACCCATTGACTCTGCTCTTATCCATCTGTGCCTAAATCCGTCAGGCGCTGGTGGTGCATCTAAAGATGATGGGGGCTTATACTCTTTTGGTCTTTCAGTCTTTGACCGAATACTAGCCGCACGTAAAGGTTTTTTTTGTTCTACTTCATTTGTCATATGCTTATGCTCCTTCCGTGAGTTTTAATTGTTTTGCATACTCTTCTAGTGGCACACCTAATTTTTTAGCTATTGCTACTTGTGATGATGTGAGTCTCACAATTTTGCGTCCTTGTTTTACGCTTCTATTCGCAGAAGCCACTGACTGAACAGGTTTAGACGTAGTTGCATTAGTATTACCAAATTTATGAGGAAAGTCAACTCTAATCCTTTTGTCTATTTCTACATAATACTCGTCACCTTTAGGATCAAAGCCTTCTTTATCTACTAAATCCTTATGAATTTCAAACGCAGTAAAAGTCATAGCTCTATCTTTTCCGAACCATGTATTTCTACTTGCCCAATCTTCAGCTTCAGGATCAGCTTCAGGTAATGATCTTGGTGTCTGTCTTGGTAATCTACCTCCATCAGATAGTTCAACAGGAGTTTCCTGTTCAATGCTCTGTTTTTGGTATTCCATTCTTGCGTTTTCAAATGCAAGAGTAGCCACTTTTTTATTAGCTTCAACCTGGGCTGCAGCGTCACCGTTTTCAATTGCTAACGCAAGATCTCTTTGCGCAGAATCCATTCCAGTTTTTAGATTATTTTCAAACTTTTTACTATAATCTAAATCTACTTTTCTAAATCGCTCGTTATCAAGTTGTCTTTTTGTTTCTACAGCTCTAGCATATTCAAGAGCAGAAGCTTCTCTTCGCTCCGCTTCTCTCATCTTACGAGTTAATTTCGCAATACGAGTTTGAACGCCTTTACCATAATCTTCTAATACTTCGTCCTGTTTTTCAGTATCCGTTTTTTCTTCTACTACTGTTTCGTGTTCCGTGGTTTCTGTTTCTGGTGCAGTATCAATAACTGCTTCCTCTTTTACTTCTTCAATAGATACATCGACCTCGGGGCCTGATGTGTCTAAATCGACAGTTTTTTTCTCTTCTTCTGGCATAGTGTCTCCTTCCGACTATGTTAATATTTGTGCAGGATGTCTGTTGGATCCTGTACTGTTGCAAGTATTTCATCTTCATTTAAAAGACGAACTTCGCCTCCTTCAATTTCGATACGTGAGCCTGCATAACGCGCAAAGACCACCCAATCACCGACCTTGCACCACGGACCATTGGGATATCTTTCTTTATCAACATAACACGCATCACCCATAGCAATAACGTTTCCGCATTGTGAGGCAACTTGTTGTCTGTCAATAGTTTCAGTTCCCATTATAATTCCACCATCAGTTTTTTCTTTCATTCTAAATGGTAAAATTAACATACGCCATCCTGTAGGCATAGGGAGCTTAGTGGTTTCTTTGGTAATTTCTTTTTTAGGTTCTTCTTTGTATTTGTCTAAAAGTGCTGACTTAACTTTTGGGACCTCTGTTGAGGTTAATGACTGTTCCGCTTGTTTCATTTTGTTCCTTATCGGTTAGCAGGGTAATGATTTCCTGACGCACTGATTCCAATGCGTTTATTTGTCCTATTATATACTTGTAAGTCTCCATCTTGTCAACTCCACCAGAAGTGACAGATATTGATAATTGATTTATTCTATTGTCTAATGCTCTTCTTAATTTAGTTATTACTTGTTCTGGTTCCATGGTTCCTTTCTATTTTGCTAGTTTATCCTTATTTGGACCTTTTTTTATTACGTAGTCTTGAGTTCCATTAGCTCCTGTTTCAACTTCTTTTTTCAAGTTTCTAAACAAACTCATTTGTTTTATCTTTCTGTAATTTTCTTTTAAAAAGCTCTCTATCGCTTTAGTATCTCTCATTAACAATTCCACGCTCTAAGTGATTTATTAATTCTTGAATTAGGATCTCTGGCTGTTTTAGCAGAAGTTAATTTCTTTTTCATTCCACCCATTCTAGCACAGAACGAAGCTCTTCTTTTATTTCCTACTTCTTTTGAGGGTGCTTTT